GCTGTCATGTCCGTCAGCGTCTGAAACCAGGTGGAGCCTACAAATCGAATGATGCTTTTCCGGTCGCTGCAGAAGATCTCCTGACACTCAATGCTAAACCGATTGATAGCATCACCCCAGTAGGGATACTTGTTGGCAAGGTACATCATGGCGCAGTCCTCGCCATAGTCCATCAGTGCCTGGGCCACAATGGCAGCAGACAGATTCAGCCATGGTGCGATCTGCTCAAAAGTGGTAACAGTAGACTTGTCAAAGTCTCCATAGCTTACCGCTTCTGTGCTTCTGCTGTTCAATCCCAAGGCATCATGGATCTGGATCCTGTTCTGGTGTCTGGATCTTATCCTCATGCGTCCACCTCCTCCTGTCTCTGTGAGCGCGGTATATAGGTGGCAGGCCAGATATCATGCGGTACCATCCAGCCGTTGCCGGCAATTCGATCTATCATTGATCTGGCATCATCAAACGTCCATGCGCCAACGTGCAGAAAGCCTTTATTTTCAAGAAAACGGATCTGTTTGGGAGTAGCCAGGCCCAGACACTGACGATTGATAAGCTTTTCAATCAGGCTACTGGCATAGCCGGCATTAGGTACGCTATCTGGATTGATTCCACGCTTCTCCAGGATCTCCAGCTGTTTCTTGGAAGGCGGTGCCATATCACTGGGGTAAACCGGCTCATAGTCACTCAGATCTTCATCACCAATGGAGTAGATATATTGAAGAGGATCCACCAGCTTGGCCTTCCGCTTCCGCATTTCTGCCAGCTGCTTAGCCAGGGATTCTTCACGCTGATGCACCACATCCGATTCAGCCTGATCCAGCAGATCTAGCAGATCCAGTTGTTCACCGGCAGCATTCTCAGCCAGCTTAGTAGCCTGATCTGCTACTTCCTGCGTCTTCGTAAAGACAGCTGCTGGATGCACCAGATCATGCCTTGTGGTCAGCCAGAGGAAGTCCAGCACTAAACAATCTTCCTTCCCAGGGAACAGCCTGAGTCCTCTGCCCAGCATCTGCACATACAGACTTCTGATCTTGGTGGGCCGGAGCACCACCACACAATCAACACTGGGACAGTCCCAGCCTTCTGTCAGCAGCATGCTGTTGCAGAGCACCTGATATTTGCCCTTGTCAAAGTCATCAAGGATCTGCTGCCGGTCCTCACTGTTACCATTTACCTCAGCAGCAGTCATTCCATGCTGGATCAGGATATCTCTGAATTTCTGGCTGGTGGAAATTAGCGGAAGAAAAACCACTGTTTTCCGGTTCTGACATCTGGTAGACATTTCTTCTGCTATCTGCTCCAGGTAAGGCTCCAGCGCACATCCCAGATCATCCGTTGCAAAGTCTCCGGTTCTGGTGCTGACATCTGTCAGATCAATTTGAAGTGGAATCGTTTCAGCCAGGATCTTACACAGGTACCCAGCTTTTACGCCTTTGTCTATGCCATACTCAAAAGCTGTGGCATCAAATACCTGTGCCAGACTCCTCATGTCCCCTCTGTCAGGAGTCGCAGTGCAGCCCAGGAGCCTGGCATCTGAGAAGTGGTGCAGCACCTTCAGGTATCCGTCTGAGAGCACATGGTGTGCTTCATCCACAATGATTGTGTCAAAGTAATTGGATGGGAATCTCTCCAGCCGGCTGTCCCTCTGGAGAGTCTGGACAGATCCAATCACGATTCTGCACCAGGATCCGATGCACGTCTGATCTGCCTTTTCCACCGCACATGACAGGCCTGTAGATTTTTTGATCTTGTCTGCTGCCTGTGTGAGCAGCTCACCTCTGTGAGCCAGGATAAGCACCCTACGGCCTGTGCTTACCTCTTTCTTTGCAATGGCAGCAAATGTGATCGTCTTTCCTAGGCCGGTGGCCATTACTATCAGGAGATGCTGCAGGCCGGCTTCCCATTGCTGGTATACGGCCTTGACAGCAGCATCCTGATAGCTACGCAGTTTTATTTCTGCCAAGGTTTCTTAGCGCCGTAGACAGGTGTGTTATTGATCGGCTCCAGGTAAGATATCACGCGATTGCTGTAATGCTCTTTATCATCGTTCCCGGTGTACGCTTCCTTTGTCACCTGCACACGTCCGGAAGCATTGACAACCTTATTCCAGTTGGGGGTTAGCTTCTCTCCATGCTTACGCTGTCCGATGCTGGTGAAGAATCGGCACAGCTTCCATTCCTGTCTGGTGCACAGGAAAAGGCTGTCACGAACTCTGGCAACATTTCCAGCATTGTCAGAGACTTCAAGAATCAGCTTGGCCTGAGGGCAGGCAGGCATCTTGTCAGAGCCGGCAAACTGCACACGTTCCATTTCCTTCACACTGAAGGTGTACTCACCAGGCTCCAGCACGGTATAAAGGGTATCAGGTCCATCATTCTCAATAGTGCTGTCCCAGGACAAAGCACGGTTTTCAATATCAGCCATATTCAATAATCCTCACTTTCAGAATATAAATTTGCGTTTTGCAATATTTTATTGAGTTATTCAATTCTCTCTTGGCGGTTCCGGAAGCGGCATCCAATGGGTGACGGTTTCTGTACTAAAGCCCAATGCATCCTCCCAAATATCACCACAGAAGAAATAAGGCCACACAATTCCGTCCTTGGTGTAAGCGATGTAATCGCCGCTTTTCTCCGGCAGTCTGTCCTTGACGCTGATCCACTTGTTTGCGAAGAATTCTCCCTGCTTGGTTTCCCACTCTTTCAGCAGGGCAAGGACATTTTCCATTAATGTTAGTTTGCAATCAGCTTCGTCTTCATACGGACAATCATCTCTAACTTTTGGCTGACACTGATGAAATCCATTGAAAGCCGTGCAATGCTTCAGCCCGTTTATAACTTTCTTTATGTCAGCCATCGTAATCCAGCTTTTCCCCGTCAGCACAGAACCAATAATCATCATGCCAAACGTCGTCACAATCAATTCCATACCCACAATCACCCGGTTTGCCATTCTTGCAATCCTTGCACAGCACCAATGGACGCATATCAATGACGCATCCTGTTTTGTCCTTATCCAGCTTTGGGATCATCACCCATGCTTCTGTTTCAGCCATCCCACTTCACCGTCTTCCCTTACCATCGCATATAAATGCAGTCTATTGGCACATCGGCATTCCAACTGCCGCCCAGACCATCCCAGTTGTCAGCACTGAAATAATCAACAACTGATCGTAGGCAATTGATTGCGCTGCCAATAGTTCCCCAACCATTCTCCGGTTCAAATTTTTTATATTTCTGCGGATGCAATGTCAGTTCAGTAATCCCATGTTGGATTCTCGGCAGAACCTCGGTAATCTTGTACCATTCGCCCTGTTGGTAATCCCAGTCCATGCTCTGTACGAAAATTTTTCGCAGATTGTACGTTGGGTTGTCATACTCAGGTTCTCCGATCACGGCATAGCAATCTGTCCCAGCAACTTTGACTCCAAACCTGATATCATAGCTCATTTACACTTCACTTCCTGTCCGCAGTTTTGAGTATTAAAACGGCTCATTAAAGGTATGCTCATCCACATACTTCTTCACAGCTTCCCACTCACTTGGAAGATACTCACTGAGCAGATCCGGATCATAGGAAGTCAGGGGCGTATCAATCGGATACCAGCCACGATCCGGATCAGCCACGAATGCCTGTACCTGGATAGGCCAGATACAATCCTTCAGCATCAGCTGCTTGAGATTCTCCGGAAGTCCTTCCAGCTCTGCCGGGTCCACAGGTTTCATGACTGGCACCTGTGCCATCTCAGCGGCTTCAGGTGCATCAGGTTCAGGATCCGGCTGCTGTACCGGCTCAACGGTAACCCTGGCAGCAGGAGCGGCTTTTTCTGCCTTTTTCGCTGGCTTTTTGGTGGTCTGCCTGGGCTTTTCTTCCTGTACAGGTGCAGCGTCAAGGGCAGGCCATCCGTAATACTCACGGATGGTGGCATCCACCAGCGCCAGATCATTATCAATAGTCTCATCAGGGAACATACCCATGGGAGTTTTGGCGCAGTTGCTGCCATCACTGGAAGTCACAAAGAAATGATTCCCAGCTTCATTCCAGGTGAGCAGTACAATAGAAAACAACCCTTCCAGCACCAGCTGACTGTCCAGCATCTTCCCAAGTGTCTTCGGCTTGATCCGCTGATCATCACCAATCTCAGTGTGGTGCAGGAAATAGACGATTGTCTGATCAGGCAGTTCCTTGATCCAGTCCGTGATCATGGTCTTGAAATGCACTGCCATGTGGGTGAATTTGTCGTAGCCCTTTTCATTGGCCTTATCGAAACTTTCAAATGCCATCAGGTATTGACTGTCATCCACTACATAGATGGGCTTGTTGTCAGTCTTGAAGGCTTTGTGAATGTCTTCATAGGTCACATGGTCTTTGGTCGGCAGCTGTCCCCGGAAGGGAAGCGGCTTACCAGCCACATTCAGGATCTCTACATGCGCCGGATTCAAGTTCCGAAGAGAGCAGCTCTTTCCGGATCCGGATGCACCGATAACTAAAACAGCAATTGCCATCAAATCACTCATTTTCAACAATAAATACATCAGGCTTGTGTACTCCCTGTACGCCAGGCACAATCTCACCGGTCACTTCATACACCATGCTGCCATCCGGCAGCTCTTTACAGGCTTTCTTCAGGTCGGCCCATTTGGCTGTCTGTACCACCTCAGTCTTGATGTAGGCAGACAGCTTTTCAGCCTTCAACCAGTTCAGCATGGCTTCCTGGTCACGCTTGTACTCAGTACCGCCGTCCTTCAGCTTAATTGTGCCAGAAGGCAGCTTGTAGGAGATCTGGGTCTTGGTCTGCTTGGTTACGCCCATCTCTTGCATCTGAACGAGATAGTGTTTCAGCATGCCATGCATTCTGTTAATGGTGGTATCATGCTCCTGCTTGGCAGTTTCCAGCTGCTTCTGATAGTGCTGCTGCATCTTTTCATACTCAGCATCAGCCTTTTTGATGATACTGATGCACCACTCTGCTTCCCTGTCATTGGTGGGCATCCAGCCTTCATGCTCTGGATCCCGGATTGCTTCTTCACTCATGCGCATCCTCCTTCACTATCCTCTTACACTGCCAGCAGAAAGGCATAGTAGGAAAATATTCATGTGGGACTTTATGCTCATATCCGCATGCAGCGCATGTGTAAATGTCCATCTTTTTCTTGTTGCTCAGCATTTCTTCTGTGTGATCAAAAACCCAGTGAGTATACTTATCTTCCATTTTTACCTCATTCATGCCAGGTCCATACCTTTCCACCGATGATCTGCACATCACGCATGTCAGACTGCACCAGTCTGGTGATCTTGGGTGAGCGGATGGCAAGGTTGTGTGCAGCTGCATAGCTCATCTGCTGATTTATCCAGCTCCTGGCAGCATTCTTTGTGTACTGCCAGGAAGAAACAAAGGTTG